CCCGAGCAGATGAAAACTGCTCTTCTTAAACTTGGATGAAATGATGTCAAATTTAGTAGCCTTCAATAAAGCTGGTCTCCCCGCTCTCGCAGCAATCGCAACGGCTATCAAGACCGTTGCAGCCCCCGCCGCCGCCGCTGGTTCGGTCATCCTGAAAATGGACAAGACCGGCCATTGGGTGTTTGGCGCGGATCAGACTGAAGTTGAGTCTGACTCGAAGTGGGCGGTCAACCCGTTCTCCTTCGTACATGGTTGGATCGCCTGGGGCGACGGCGTTGTGCTGGGCGAGCGTATGGTTGCGCTGACCGATCCGTTGCCAGACACGGACGACGCGCCTCCCCACGCCGCTCGCGGTTGGGAGAAGCAAGTCGGGTTCTCGCTCAAGTGTTTGACGGGCGAGGACAAGGGCCTAGAGGCGCGCTACACGACGACTTCGGTTGGCGGTAAGCGTTCCTACGAAGCCTTGGCAAGCGCGTTTGCGAACCAAGTGTCGGCTGATGAGTCGAAGCCTGTGCCGGTTGTGCTGCTTAAGAAAGAGCACTATCAGCACAAGTCCTATGGTCGCATTTACACGCCGATCTTTGAGATTGTCGAGTTCATGTCGATGGATGGACCTGAAGAGGAAGCTCCCGCGCCGACGCGCCGCCGTCGCGCTGGGTAAGTGATCCTTTGGGTTGACTTTGAGACCCGTAGCACCTGCGACCTTCGGGTCGCGGGTGTCTATAACTACGCGCAGGACTTGGAAACCGAAGTCATCTGTATGTCCTACGCATTCGACGACGGAAATGTTAAAACTTGGACCCCAAATTTAACATTTCCGTCTGATGTGTTAAATCATAAAGGTCAAATCCGCGCGCACAACGCCGCGTTTGAGCGTCTGATCTTCTGGTATGTGCTACAGATCAACTTCGATCTTGAGCAGTTCTATTGCACCGCAACACAAGCCCGCGCCAACTGCGCGCCGGGGTCGCTTGAGGACGTTGGCCGCTTCGCGGGCGCGGATATGAAGAAAGACCGCCGAGGCGACTACCTTGTGCGCCAGTGTTGTGTGCCGCCCTACAACGACAAGCTCATCCCAGAACTCATCGAATACTGCGAGCAGGACGTGCGCGCTATGCGCGCCGTTAGCCTAGCCCTGCGTGAACTATCGGATGAGGAACTGCTCGACTACCACGTGAACGAGCGCATAAACGACCGGGGAGTCAAGGTGGACGTTGCGCTATGCAAGGCCGCTATTCGCTACGCTGACGCCGAACTAGCTGAGATACAAAGTATCGTAACCGAGATCACTGGCGGTCTAGCCGTGCGCTCTCCACGTATGCGCGAGTGGGTGCTGGCGCGCGTCACGGATGAGCAAAAGAAGCTCATGTGGGTCGGTGAGAAGTACAGCATCGACAAGGCGGTCCGCGCTAATCTATTAGCGTGTGATGACCTAGACCCGGATGTGCGCGAGGTGGTGCAATGCGCGGACGATCTATGGGCGTCCTCGATTGCGAAATTTAAGCGTTTACAGGAGTTAGCAGATGTCGAAGACGACAGGGTACGGGGTGCATTTGTATTTGCTGGGGGGTCCGCTACTGGGCGTGCTTCAAGTTACGGAGCACAAGTTCACAATTTCACTCGCAAGACCGCCAGAGACCCTGCCGCCGTCAGAGACGACATGGTGTGCGGTCGAGCAATTGTCCCTCTTCACGGACGAAGAGTTACAGATGTGCTCAAGGGGATGCTTAGACCCGCGCTCATTGGTAATTTCGTAGTCGCTGACTGGTCAGCTATTGAGGCGCGCGTTAATCCGTGGCTGTCTGGCATGGGCGACGAGAAGCTGAAGCAGTTCAGCCAGGACATCTACAAGATTAACGCCGCTGCGACCTTCGGGTGCTCGGTTGATCAAGTGACGGATGATCAACGCCAGATCGGCAAGGTTCAGGAGCTATCGTGCGGCTATGCGGGCGGCGTAGGCGCGTTTGCGGCTATGGGTCGGGCCTATGGTATCCATCTACCGGAAGCAGACGCCAAGCGCATGGTAGACGCGTGGCGGCGGTCTAACCAATGGGCCGTGCGGTTCTGGTCGGAGTTGGAGCGGGCCTATACATCAGCTATGCACACGCCTAACGCGGAGTTCAGCGCGGGGCGGGTTACATACCTATTCGACCGGCAGCATCTCTGGTACATTCTTCCTTCGGGCCGCGTTCTGTGTTACCCGTTCGCCAAACTGGAAGACGATGGCATTTCATACTGCAAGGCCGCTTGGAAGCCCGCCGCTGACGCTAAAGAATGGCCGCGCGCTCGACTATGGAAGGGCTTGGCTTGCGAGAACATCACGCAAGCAGTCGCCAATGATGTGCTGCGCTACGCGCTACGTCAGCTAGATAACGTAGTGCTTCACGTACATGACGAGATCGTCCTAGAGGACGGAGACCCGGACCTACTGCGCCGCGTTATGTGTACGTCGCCGCCGTGGGCGGCAGGTTTGCCCCTGAAGGCAGAAGTTAAACAGATGACCCGTTACGGTAAGTAACAAAAAAAAGCCCGTCGTGGGGACGGGCTTGAACTAGGAGAGCACGATGGAACTGGTGGATCATATCATAGCCCTTGCGCCAGAAGGCGAAGTTGTACTATTTACGAAACAAGTCGAGCGCGAGGGCGGGTACGCTTATCCTGCGTTTCGCAAGCCGCGCGGTGAGGGCGCTTGGTACGTCAACATCGGCTCGTTCATTGAGTCGCGTTTCGACGGTCAGCGGGTCAGCGCGGGTGCTGCGTTTTGTGAGAACGTGTGGTGCTTGGTTCTAGATGACGTCGGTACAAAGTCTAAGACGCCTACGATCAGACCTACGTGGATCATTGAAACGTCGAAGGATAATTTTCAATGGTGCTATGTCTTTCGGCTAGATGATCAGCCGCACAAGTCCGTCTATAGCGCCGCGATTAAGGCGATAGCGGCGGCGGGCTATACAGACCCCGGCGCTATCAATCCGGTCCGCAATATCCGCATCCCCGGCTCGATCAATCTAAAGCCCGGACGCGGGCGCTTCGCCGCGCGCTTGGTTGAGTTCAACCCATCGCGCGAGTTCAGCCTTGAAGAGATCTGCGGCGCTTTATCGGTCGTCCCCGGCGCGGCTGAGACCACAACATTTAGGCCCGGTAACCTAAAGGATGACGGGTCGGATGATGTGCTGGCGTGGCTTGTCGAGCGTAAAGAAGTCACGCAGGGAGGCAACCCAGCGGGCTGGTGGGGCGTTATCTGCCCTAATAGCGCGGAACATTCGGACGGTAACCCAGAGGGCCGCTATATGCCCGCTTCGCGGGCCTATTGCTGTCTGCACTCGCATTGCACCGAGTGGGACTCCGCGCGGTTTCTTGCATGGGTTGAAGAGCAGGGCGGCCCCAAGCGGACCTATGGCCTACGTGATGAGCTTCTCGCGTCCGTGATGGGTGGCGCGTTATCTAAGCTAACGCCTACGGAAATGTTTACTGATGACGCCAAGGCCGTGATCGCACAAGTCGAAGCGCGCGAACGGGCGCGAATAGAGCGGGCCGACTGGTTTAAACGCTTCGCGTATGTTCAGTCGGATGACGCCTATTTCGACCTAGTTGACCGTGTGCTTATATCGCGTCGGGCGTTTGACGCGACCTATCGCGGGATCATGTGCCATTCGTTGCACAACAATGGCGGGAAGGCGCGGATCATCAACCCGTCCCTATGGTTTGACGAAAACCGAACGGCCGCTGGCGGCCATATCCTAGCGGGCTTAACCTATGCGGCCGGTGAGTCGGTCCTGGCCGTGCGGGATAACCTACCCTATGCGAACCGTTGGGTTGACGCGCGGCCAACGCCTATGGCGGGGCCGATACAGGCGTGGATCGACCATTGCCGCAAGCTAGTCCCGGTACAGTCGGAACTCGATCATATATGGGACGTTATGGCTTATAAGGTGCAGAACCCGCGCGTCAAGATCAATCATGCGATCCTCCACGCGTCAGATGAGGGATCGGGTAAGGATACGATGTACGATCCGTTTATATGGGCGGTTTGCGGGGACAATAAACACAATTTGGGCTTGGTCGACAATGAGTCGCTAACGTCGCAATGGGGCTATCAACTAGAGTCTGAGATTTTAGTGATCAACGAGCTAAAAGAAGCCCTCGCGGCCGATAGGCGCGTCCTAGCCAATAAACTGAAACCTATCATCGCGGCCCCGCCTGAAGTGCTGGCGGTCAATCGGAAGGGACTTCACCCCTATATGATGGCAAACCGGGGCTTCGTGTTGGCGTTCTCGAATGATCTGTTGCCTATATCTATATCGGCGCAGGATAGGCGCTGGTTCTGCATATGGTCGCACGTGGGCCGCATGTCAGATTCCGATGGGGCCGCGATATGGCAATGGCTGAGAACGGGCGGCCGCGCGGCCGTGGCCGCTTGGTTACACGCTCGCGACGTGTCGCGCTTCAATCCGGGCGCGGCCCCGCCGATGACCGAATTTAAGCAAACAATGACCGAGAACAGCCTATCGGGCGCGGAGTCTTACATTCTGGAGCTAATGCGCGCCCGTAAAGGTGTCTTCACGCGTGGCGTGATCGCGGCCCCACTTCAGGCCGTACTTGACGATCTAGCGCGATCGGCCCCGGCCGGGTTGAAGCTGTATCAGCAAGCGTTATTGCAAGCGATCAAGGAAGCCGGTTGGATCGATTGCGGCCGCGTCGCGGCCCGTGGGCTTGAATCGAAGCGTCACGTTTATTGCGCGCCCGATCTAGCGGCCGCGGGCGCGTCCACGCTGCGTCGAATGGTCGAACCCGATTATCAATTGGGGCAATGAGAAACGGCCCCTTTCGGGGCCGCTCTTATAGGTCAAGGATGATCACTAGGATCGCGGCCAATATGGCCGCGATCACTAACGACACAGAGCGGCCGCTATATTTTCGGCCAATATGACGCTCGTTACGATAATCCACGCGATGAGCGCGAAGGTGCAATAAGTTTCAAGTTTCATTGTTTGGCCTTTGGTTTGCGTGAGAGTTGAATGTCGCGGATTGCGTCAATTTCAGCCCACAATTTTGCAATGTAGGCGGGGCTGAAAAGAGTCTCTCCGACGCCAAGCGCAACGTGACAATCGGCGAGTGCTGTTTTCAGCATTTCGTCTGTGTAGCGTTTAAATTTTGCCGTGTAGTGGTTCACGTGGTCACCTTAACTAGTGGAATGACACGACGCGCGATAGCATCGGCCGTTTTGGCGCGCGTACCATGCGCGAGGAAACCGACGATTACCTTACGATTAGCGCGGGCGCATAGTCCGCACGTGTAGCACGTAACGTCATCTTTCGTTTGAGCCGGACACACGACGATAGCGCGGCCAGCGGGCGTCGTCGTACGCTCGGGCGTGCCAAGTGGGACGACGACCGCGACGGGTAAACCCGTCTCCGCTAACTTGTCAGCATGGCCCGCGTCGTCGGCCGATAGGTTTACGGTAAACCCGCGTTTGGTCGCGAAACGCGCAAACTTGATCGCGCGGTCCGAGTGTTTGTGTGTGTACGTGAACCCGCGACGCCCGCGATTAGCTTCGATTAGCTGCGCAAACGCGGGGCCATCAATATCCTCACCGATGCCGGGTAGATCGCCCGCAACATTGAAACGCCAAAGTGTCGCGGGTTTCAATGCGCGAATTTTGGCCGCGACCGTTGCGATATCTTTTCCGCGCGTCGGGACTTTGTCCCAATTTAGGCGAGTGTGGAAACCCGCGTCGGCGTAGCAGGAATCTTTCTGTCCGCACGATGGCGGGCAAGTGTCGCGCGCGGAATACGTGATCGGGATCGGTCCGGTTTTCGTGTTGCTTGATTTTGCGACGAAGTGAATCATTTTGCGGCCCCGGCAAGTGTTGCGTTGAATTTATCGGATCCGATTCGTTCGATTAGCGCGTCAACTTGCGCTTGTGCGGCCGCGCGCGCTTCCTTCAGCGTGAATCCTTTAGACGACACAAGCGCGCCCTTATATTGTCCGCGCACGTGCGCCACGCAAGCACCCGATTCTGGGTGCGTTACCTTCCATGCGCCGAATCCATCCTTGTGCAACGCAAGCTTGTGCGTTTCCGTATCCGCGATCACGATCAACGCGTGCGCTTTAAACGTGGCGATCGGATCGCCTGTTTTCGTTTTCGTCGTAACTTCCATTTTAGATTCTCCGTAGTGTAGTGAAGTGTGATCGGACAAAACGCCCGCCAATGCGCCCGCGTCGGGCGCATTAGCTGGAATTTTGTTAGGCGTCGTCGAGCATCAAACGGCCGCGTTCGGCAGCGTCCCATTCAGCGACGGCCGCCCACGCTGCGTCGTTGAATATGCGGTCGCGGATCGAATGCAACACGGCTTTCGCAGCGTCAATTTCAGCGTAGCCAATTTCGACGCCATTATTCCAAGCCGCGCGATGCGCTGCGACGGCCGCGCGATAGTTGGCTTCCGCGCGCTCTTCCATTTCGAATACGTTCATTGAGTGCCCCTAGTGTAGTGAATGACGCGCGACGTGCGCGGCATGGGTAGATATTCGCACGCTCAAGCTGTGGATGTCAACAAGTTTCACACACTTTGTAAGTGTGGACACTTTGTGAGCGTTTTGTGAGCGTTTTTTGGCGTGCGAGTGTCCACACTTTCGCAAGGATTGGCGCGGGTTTGCGGCCTGTACCCGTGTGTGAGCTATATCACTTTTGAAAAAAGTTGAGTTTTATATATAGGGGAATTTTGCCGTGCGACGGCCGTGGAATCCGCGCGCGTTTTCCCAGCGCGAATTTTTTACCCGGTCAAAAACCGCTCACAAGTGGGTACACGCTCACACACTACTTTTTATAACGACTTTTGTAGACGGCAAAACAGCGGGTACAACACTACGTTTTATAACAATTTTTTAAGACGCTCACACGCGGGTACATAGGGGGTACATAGGGGGTACATAGGGGGCGCACGGCCGCATCGACCCGTGTGGACATGACAAACAGGCGGGTACATTTGGCTTTTGGCCGAGGGGGGCCGGGTAGGGCCGGCGGCCGGGCCGGTCACGTAAACGCACCCCCCACAAACATTTTTTAAAAATTTTTTTTTGTTACACTTCAGCCATGTTTAAATCTTTGCCACTAACTGTCAGAAATGTTCAGGCAACCGAGGCGCGTCTTCAGTCCATCTACGACGCGGCGAAGTTAGGTCTGAAAGGTGACTCGCTGGCGCTGGCGGCTGGTATGCTGCCCGCTGAGTACCGGCAACTGTGTCAGCTAGATCCGTTAGCGGAAATGGCAGAACAAAAAGGCCGCGCGGATAACGAACGTGAGATTTCGCAGGTTCTTAATAGCGCGGCGTTAGGTGGCGACGCTAAAGCCGCGTTAGAGATCCTGCGTCACCGTCACGAGTGGACGGCCAAGCAAGAAGTTAGTGTTGATGTGTATCAACGGATCAGCATCACACAGGCGCTAGAAGCCGCGCAAACCAGAGTGCTAGAGAATGCAAAAAACGATCTATACATCAGCCGAAGAGCAGACGTTGATGACGCGGTTGTGGTCACCCGCAATAGCGAACGATCCTGAAGCGTTTGTACTGTTCGCGTTTCCTTGGGGGCAGCCCAACACACCGTTAGCTAAGTTTAGCGGACCGCGCAAGTGGCAGCGTGAGATACTGCGTGACATTACCAAACACATCAAAGTCAACGAAGGTAAGGTCAACATGGACACGCTACGCGAAGCGGTGTCTAGTGGCCGGGGTATTGGTAAGTCCGCGTTAGTTAGCTGGTTAATCCTGTGGATGCTATCAACCCGGATCGGCTCGACGGTCATTGTGAGTGCCAACAGCGAGGCGCAGTTGCGCTCCGTCACTTGGGGCGAACTGACCAAGTGGCAAGCGATGATTATCAACTCCCATTGGTGGGAGATCAGCGCGACTAAGATCGTACCGGCGCAATGGCTGACCGAACTGGTAGAGCGCGACTTAAAGAAAGGTACGCGCTACTGGGCGGCAGAGGGCAAGCTGTGGAGTGAAGAGAACCCCGACGCCTACGCGGGTGTACACAACCACGACGGGATGATGTTGATCTTTGACGAAGCGTCAGGTATCGCCGACGCAATCTGGGCGGTGGGTGCTGGCTTTTTCACAGAAAACATTTTGGACCGCTACTGGTTTGCGTTTAGCAACCCACGGCGCAACAGCGGGTACTTCTTTGAAACGTTTAATAGTAAGCGTGACTTCTGGCAGACGCGCCAGATAGACGCGCGCACGGTCGAGGGGACGGACAAGCAGGTCTACGAGCAGATCATCGCGGAGTACGGCGAGGATTCGATCCAAGCGCGCGTTGAGGTGTACGGCGATTTCCCAAGCGCGGGTGAGGATCAGTTCATCTCGCCGATGATTGTCGAGGACGCATTTAAACGGCCTAAGTATAAGGACGAGACCGCGCCTATAGTAATAGGGGTCGATCCGGCACGGGGCGGGTTGGATTCTACCGTTATAGTAGTACGGCGAGGCCGGGACATTGTGGCGATTAAACGGTACAAGGGTGAAGATACGATGTCGATTGTCGGTCGTGTGATTGACGCGATTGACGAGTTTAAACCGACGTTGACTGTAATAGACGAAGGCGGTTTGGGTTACGGAATACTTGACAGATTAACCGAGCAACGGTATAAGGTGCGAGGGGTAAACTTTGGTTGGAAAGCCAAGAACCCCGTCATGTGGGGTAACAAGCGGGCTGAGATGTGGGGCGCGATGCGCGAGTGGTTAAAGACCGCCAGCATCCCGCAGGACAAGATGCTCAAGGATGATCTGGTTGGGCCGATGAAAAAGCCCAACTCGGCGGGTACGATCTTTCTGGAAGGCAAGAAAGAGATGAAGTCTAGAGGGTTGGCAAGTCCTGACGCAGCCGACGCGCTGGCGGTGACCTTTGCTTATCCTGTAGCGCACCGTGAGTACACAGAAAAAGCGCGTACGATTGTTTCCAATAGGGCTACAATGTCTGGATCTTGGATGGGTGCATAAATGCTTAAAAAGTCTGCTTCTCCTAAAGCGTTCAAAGAAAACATTAAGACTGAAGTAAAGGCCGGTAAGCCGGTCAAGCAAGCAGTAGCAATTGCATATGCAACCAAACGCGCGGCGGCAAAGAAATGAGTAAACCCGGACTGTACGCTAATATCCACGCCAAGCAGGAACGCATCAAAGCTGGTTCTGGCGAGAAGATGAACAAGGTTGGCAGCAAGAATGCGCCAACCGCTAAAGACTTCAAAGAGTCTGCGAAGACTGCTAAGAAGAAATGAAGAAAGGCGTGTCGCTATCGGTTGGGCGCGGCGAGAAGTTGCCAGTTAAACAGGGCGCTGGACTGACCGCCAAAGGGCGTGAGAAGTACAACGCAGCGACCGGTAGTAACTTAAAAGCACCAGCGCCTAACCCAAAGACCGAAGCGGATAAAGGCAGAAAGTCTAGTTTCTGCGCTAGAATGGAAGGCGTTGTGGCCCACGCTAAAGGCGATGCGGAACGGGCTAAGGCGTCACTTAAACGCTGGAAGTGTTAATGGCTGACTACACCGGGATTAACGCTGTTGGCAACGTCGCGTTGGGTGGCAAACCACTCAAGAGCGACTCGGATGTCTTGTCAACAGCGCGGGATCGCCTGTCAATCGCAATTTCGGCGTACTCGGAATCGCGCGAAGATGAGTTAGACGACCTGCGGTTTTACGCTGGCTCGCCCGATAACCAATGGCAATGGCCCGCCGATGTGCTGGCGACCCGCGGCGCGGTGCAGGGCCAAACGATCAATGCACGGCCATGCCTGACGATTAATAAGCTGCCGCAGCACGTACATCAGATCACCAACGATCAACGCCAGAATCGGCCTAGTGTGAAGGTCATCCCGGTTGATGACAACGCTGACGTTGAGGTTGCCGAGATTTTCAACGGCATGATTCGGCATATCGAGTACATCTCAGATGCCGATGTGGCCTACGATACCGCTTGCGAGAACCAAGTTGCTTACGGCGAAGGTTACATCCGGGTTCTGACCGAGTATTGCGACGACAATACGTTTGATCAGGACATCAAGATTGCCCGCGTCAGGAACAGTTTCTCGGTCTACATGGACCCGCTGATTCAAGACCCGTGCGGCAGTGATGCCGAGTGGTGTTTTATTACGGAAGATTTGTCTAAAGCCGAATACGCACGGCTTTTCCCCAACGCATCGCCACTCTCCACCCTTGAGACGCTAGGCGTAGGGGATCAGAACCTGAGCCAGTGGTTAAATACCGATACTATTAGGATTGCTGAGTATTTTTACTGCGAATATGACACGCAGACGTTGAATTTGTACCCTGGCAACGTGACTGCGTTCCAAGGGACGCCGGAAGACAAAGAGTTGCGGGCGGTTTACGGCAAGCCAAAGAAGTCACGCCAAGCGGATCGCAAGAAGATTTGTTGGACAAAGATAAACGGCTACGAAATCCTTGAAAAGCAGGAATGGGCCGGTAGTTGCATCCCTGTTGTTCGAGTGATTGGCAACGAATACGAGGTTGAGGGCCGCATTTACATCAGTGGTCTGGTGCGTAACGCAAAAGATGCCCAACGGATGTACAACTATTGGACTAGCCAAGAGGCAGAGATGCTGGCGCTGGCTCCAAAGGCCCCGTTTATTGGTTATGGCGGTCAGTTTGAGGGGTACGAGACCCAGTGGAAGACCGCAAACACAAATAACTGGCCGTATTTGGAGGTCAACCCGGATGTAACGGACGGTCAAGGCGCAATATTGCCGCTGCCACAACGGGCGCAGCCGCCAATGGCCTCATCTGGCCTGTTGCAAGCCAAAGTTGGCGCTTCAGAGGACATTAAGTCTTCAACTGGGCAGTACAACGCCTCGTTGGGCATGACTTCTAACGAGCGTTCTGGCAGGGCTATCTTGGCTCGCCAGCGTGAGGGCGATGTAGGCACTTATCACTATCAAGACAACCTAGCACGGGCTGTCAGGTACGTTGGTAGGCAACTGGTTGACCTAATTCCTAAGATTTACGACACGCAGCGCATCGCCCGCATTATCGGGATTGATGGCGAAACGAAGATGGTCAAGATTGACCCGATGCAAGCGGAGCCGGTGCGTAAGATTCAGAACCAAGAAGGTATTGTGATCGACAAGATCTACAATCCAAGTGTTGGCAAGTACGACGTAGTGGTTGCGACTGGTCCGGGCTACGCCACCAAGCGCCAAGAGGCTCTTGAGGCGATGGCGCAACTGTTGCAGGGCAATCCACAACTTTGGACCGTGGCTGGCGACTTGTTTGTTAAGAACATGGACTGGCCTGGGGCGCAGGAAATGGCAAAACGCTTTGCCAAGACGATTGACCCCAAGCTCATGGGTGACGCCGAGGATAATCCGGCCCTACAAGCTGCCAACCAGCAAATGCAAGCGATGGCAGCAGAGTTGGATCAGTTGCACCAGATGTTGCAAAATGTCGGCAAGTCGATGGAAGCGCAGGACATGGAGCGCAAAGACTTTGAGGCGCAGATTAAGGCGTACCAAGCTGAGACGCAACGTATTAGCGCCGTTCAGTCGGGTATGACTGAAGAACAGATCCAAGATATTGCGATGGGCGTAGTGGCTGCGGCGATGGAATCACAGAGTATGCTGATGCCTGAGATGCGTGAAGAACCTGCGGCGATGGATATGATGCCCGAGCAAATGATGCCTGAGCAAGGGATGATGCAATGAAAGCCGCCGATTTTATGGGGATGCTATTCTTGGGGCGTGATGTAGCGCACTCGGTGCATCTAAACACCCGCAGTTACAGCAAGCACAAGGCGTTGCAGAAGTTCTACGAGTTGATTATTGAAGCGGCAGATGATTTTGCCGAAACCTACCAGGGTCGGCACGGACTAATCGGGCCGATTACGTTGATGACAGCCAAGAAAACGACTAATATCGTAGAATTCTTGGAAGAGCAACTGAAGGAAATTGAAGCCTGTCGATATGAGGTTGTGGACAAGACAGATATGTCTTTGCAGCAATTGATCGACAACATCATTGAAATTTATCTGAGAACCCTCTACAAACTGCGCTTCTTGGCGTGAGGTAATTATGGCTGCGACTTATAAGTATCTAACCGCAACGGCTAACATCAAGCCAATGGCCGGTAAGCTCAAGGGCATCTTCGTATCTGCCGCCAGCGGTACACCTACGATTACGGTGTATAACAGCGCAGCCGCTACCACGACCGACACGTTGATCGGTGTGTTTACGCCAACTGGTGCAACCAGTTACGTGTTTACGGGCGATGAAGGCGGTGTGTATTTTAGTTCTGGCCTGTACATTGTGATCAGCGGGACTGTTGCTGCAACGGTGTTTTTCGAGTAAAGCATGGCAAATACCACGATTACGGCACTACCGGCGGCGACTACCCCGCTTGCGGGGACCGAAGTCGTCCCTATTGTCCAAGGTGGGGTAACCAAAAAGGTTGCGGTTAGTGCGATTGGTGGGTCAGTCACTTCCGTAAGTGTAGCAACTCCCGTTACAAATACTGGAACTTCAACCGCGCCGGTAATTGGGGTTAATGCGTCTAGCGCAAACACTAATAATTATCTTGTACAGCGAGACAGCAGCGGTAATTTTTCTGCGGGGACAATTACTGCGTCGCAATACACCGTTGGAGCCAACTACTACCTGACTTTTTCTGGCTCCAATCCACTACAAGCGTGGGCGGCGACAAGTTATCAATCTTATGACAGAACGGTTGATCAATACAACTTTGTAGTTAATGGTATTGGTGTTTTTGCTTTAAACACGACTGCTGTTCAAGCGTACAAACCAATTCGTATTCAAGGGTCAACTTCTGGTTATGTTGGTCTTACTGTTCCGGCAACTGCCGGAAGTACCACGTACACGCTGCCTAGCTCTGACGGTACGTCGGGGCAGGTGTTGGCGACGAGCGGCTCTGGGACGCTCTCATGGGCGTCTGTAAGTAGCACGGTTGCAGATGGTTGCATCTACCTAAATAACCTGACGATCAGCAACAATTACACGATTCCGGCAGCGCGTGGTGCACACAGCGTTGGGCCAATTACTTATGCGCCTGGCGTAACGGTAACTGTCAGCAGCGGCTCGCGGTGGGTCATCTCTTAAAGGTTAGCAATGGCATCTACGATTAACGCATCGACGTCCGCTGGGCTGGTATCAACTGCCGATACCAGTGGGGTGTTGCAGCTTCAAACTGCGGGTACTACTGCGGTCTCGATTGATGCTTCTCAAGCGGTTACGTTTTCCGCTGGTACGGCTAATGGTGTCTCTTATCTCAACGGCTCCAAGGTCCTGACCACTGGGTCTGCGCTG